TCAATTGATTACATGTTGTTTAAAATTCTTCTGCAAAACCCCTGCAAAACTCTTCTGCAAAACGGTACAAAAAACAACCAGCATCATACGGCGATAACAGTCCATTCCCTGCCTCGATCATCATTGTATTTATCAGTCATCTGTTGATTTTTGTGTCCAAGAAGTAGCTTGGTGTCGATCCCTTGGGTGCGATACAACCGTTCAGATAGTGAGCGTTGCTCATGGAATGTTGGAGGGGTTCCATTACTCCACTTAAGTCCGGTGGCGTCTCTGGCGTCTGAAAATGCACCGGAGATCGTTTGCTCCTGAATGCGCCCACCACGTTTGGCGCGAGCTACCGTATGGTGATGGTGTAGTAGGTAGGGGCTGACTATCCGATCTCGGCATAAGGCGACAACGTGGCCAAGGGTCATGCTCAACTCGTCACAGCGCAAACTAAGCGGTATGGCGATTCGTGCACCTGTTTTTGACTGCGTGATGTGCAAGTGATTATCCCAGACATCGGAGAACTTCATATTCGAAATATCACCAAGTCGTTGACCTGTAATAACCGCCAGCAGCATAGCTCGTTGCAGGTACCTCGGGCCGTTGGTGGCTTGCTCGTAGATAGTTTTCCATTCATCGCTAGTCAATCGCTGGCGTTGAACTTTGGATTTAGGAGCCTTGGCGGCTTTTGCTGGATTGAAGCCAGGGGACACCTCGCCAGCTTGTTGTGCTTCATGGAAGACATCGCTCATGACACTTCGCACAACCTTTGCCATGCCATTTTGCCCACGCTCCCTGAATGGGAGTAGGGTATCAACAATGTCCCGTACGGTAATGGCGGAGATGTCCTTACTACCGATAGCTTGCCGCATAACTTCGACTGGGTATTTTTTCTGGTTTAACGTTATTGGTTTAATTTCACCCAGACTGCAACGTTCCTCCTGAATTTTCCAGTAACGGTCAAGCCATCCGCTGACCGAGATACTTTCTCCCAGGCTTCGGCTGATCTTGTCGCGAACAATAAGCAACTGGTTCATCTTCTGTTCGGTTAGCCGGGTGGTTGCCTCAGCAGCGATCGCAGTCGCCGCTGCCTCATCGGTGCCTAGCCCGTGAAACTTCCCTGTCACGGGGTGCTTGTAACGCCAGTAAACCTTTTTGGTTCTGGCGTCGGTATAGCACGATAGGCCCGGAATGGTGACGTTATACTTACGTGGTCGCGCCATCTTCAAGAATCCTCTTCAATCGTGGATCATCGTCTTTCTTCACTACCGGCTTGGCAGTCATACCAACAAACCTCGCTGTACGTTCTACCCGCCAGTACCGGCCAGCCTTAACTGGCTGGGGCGATATCATGCCATTTTTGGCGAACTTAATCAGTGTCGGATAACTCGGCACCGGCTCGTCAAACTCTTCTTTTGCCCAGTCAGTGATTTTCATTGTGCGAGACATCAGGCACCTCCTTTTTTCTGAAACCCGCCTTTATCACACTCTTGGCGATCGCTACGGGGTCGGCGTCGTCCAGTTCGAAATCCTCCCCGACCACGGCTTTCATCAGCTCATTCTGGAGAACGCTATCGTAGTTGCGCGGCCAGAAGTCCGTAGGCATACCGAACGAGTTGCAGTAGAAAAACGTGTCAATGGTGATCTGCGCCGCTTCCTCAGCGGTGCGTTCTGGCTGGCGATACCCAGCCTCCCAGATTGCGTCAGTGACCGCCGAGGGGTCGCCTTTGCCTGACTTTACGAGTTGAGCCAGGGTGAATACGTTGGTATCTGTCATCGGGCCATCTCCTGCAGCGCCACTTTATAAGCCCTCATCACAACCGGCGTTTTGCCGGATAGTGCAGACTTCATGATGAAAAAGCTGGTATGCTTGGCTGTCACGCTCGTGAGGAATAGGGCGGTATCTACCACGCGGTTATGCTTACGGAACTCAAACACCGAGCTGGTGATCGTTAGGCTGGCTGTCGCGCCGTGATCCTGGTAGTCGATTTTCATTTGAGCACCTCGGCGCACAGTTCAAAGGCGTAATCACGCAGCGGCATAATCACCAGGAAAGGGTTTCCGTAGAGGTGATCGGTCACCGGATCTAAAATCAGTTGGCACGGGCCTGTTTTGCCGTAGGGCTTGAACTTGACCGGCCCGAATGCGCTACCAAACATCAGGTGCGGAAGCGCCAGCAGCCGGGCGGCAAACATCGGCACTTCGTCGCAAGGCTCGGCCTCTGCCGGTAGTAGCTTGCTGAAATCTGGATAGCGGCATTCGACCAGCTCGAGCCGGTTGCAACCAACCCGCGTAGCCTGATCCTCGTCAATAGAGACGTAGTGAATGGCATACCAGGCGCCGTCAAATGTTCCAACTTCCGTACCCTCCGCTTCATCAGGAATATCGCCATGAACGATAAACACCGCGTCGATATCGGTCTTATCGCCATGCTCCATCATGACTGCTGCGCGCCCGTCAGTGGCTTTGATGTGGGTAGGGGTGATATACACGCCTCGCAGGTACTCGCGCGGCTCGTTTTCGTCGGCCACGCAGTGCAGGGCGGCCCGTAGGATATCGGTAGGGAACATCATTGCTTTGCCTCCGGCTCAATCTTGATAATTTCAGCGCTAATCAGCATGTCTTTCAGCCATTCATCGCCCCTCAACCCATCGTCATGACATTCCAGATCACCGAAATCGATCACCGCCATTTCTTCATTTTCACCTGTCTCATCATTGAAGAAAGGAATGGTATCGAGCCTGTAATAAGCAGACTCAACAGCGGACTCAATTACACTGAGTCCGTTGGTATTACCGCCGATAACGATTTCTATTGTTGTGCGGTAGTGCCACCGTCCAAACGTCAGACGAACGGTCTTATCTACCATGCGCCCACACATTATGAGGTTGGGGTCAAAGTTCATTGGTTCAGGTGTTGCTTTGGTTGTGGTGGTCATTGCTTGGCCTCCACAGCTGCTTTATTGGCTTCGGTAATTTTCAACGCGAAACCGCCGAAATCGGGGTGCTGCCAGCGTTTAAGCTTGCCGGTCGGCTGCGTCGATTCTTCGATTAGGCAGCTAAACGCCTCGGAGAACGCCACGTTATGCACCAGCAGATAACCGCGCTCTCCGTTGGTCAGCTTGGTTGGCAGGTTCGAATACGAAGCCAAGCGACGGCATGCGGCATCAGACAGGCCAAACTTCCATACCAGATCGATAACCGGGACAAATTCGGATTCCTGATGGTGAATTTCAGGCTCCGTGATCAACGCGGCTTCGGGAGTTGGTAATGCAGGGGCGTGGATCACCTGCTGACCGATAACGTCCATCACGGCTTTCATCGTCGCGGACGCGGTGGCCTCTGCCACGACACGGGCGACCGACAGAATGTGATCGGATGTGGAGATCGCCTGCTGTGCCGGTGCGACAATGCGGGGCTGCGTCAGTTCTGCGTTTAGTTCTTTCCAGCTTTTGATGAGAGCCATGCGTCGGGCTGCATCGTAGCCAGTAACCAGGCATTCTGAGTGCTCATGGTCAAGCCAGTATTCCCAGGCGTTAGGGTTGTTTAGGTCGTATTGCACGCATGTAACACCATGATTTGTAAGGTAAGCCAAATCTGGATTACGGGTGCACTCCTCTTCGGATAAGCTGTAAAGCTTCCCCAGCATGACGCGGATATCACGACAAACTTTTCCATGATCTTTGCCGACGACGACCGCAATTTTACGGCTACCCATCATTGGCTTGTTATTAACTACTGTCATTTGCTTTTCCATTACTTCGTTACCTTTTCTAAATTGATACCAATGTGTTTTGCATAACGGCGCATACCGCGATTTAAGGGCATCTGAACATTGCCGTCATCTGTGCGGTATGGAGCTACGGACTGTTTCACGTTGATGGACTCCCAAACCGGATCCCTGGTCAGTCGCAGCCCCTGCGCTAAGGTCACGCCGCACAGGCCTTGGCGTGTTTTGCTATTGCGTTTTTTTGTCATGCAGATGCTTCCCCGCTGGTGGTCTTGTTGATGTGGTTGCCGAGCGCCTCGGCCGTCCGTTTATTCGCTTTCGTCACTTCGGCGCGCTGTTGACGTTCCTTTGTTTTTTTCGCCCAGGCATCACTGCGCGCGGTCAGTGTTCGGTTTTTGTCGCAACGATCCGCCCGGACTTCTGCCCAGTCTTGGTTTATCGGCTTCACTGCTACCGCGCTGGCCTGACACCAGAACGTGGACGCAAGCTCCAACTGGTCAGCTTTCTCGAACTTGGCCGCCTGGGTGGCGTTGAGCATGTAGGGGCTAAGGTTCATTTCGCCCCCTCGATTGGTTGGCTGTTGATGTGATCCCGGATTGACTCAGGCACATCGGCAAGTAAAGTTATGAGCGAGCAAACCAAGGCATGTTCCTGGCTGTCGGCGATACCGCATTCCAACCAGATATTGAGAACGGCCTGTGCTTGTTCGGTACGGCACTGCGCGTCAATTAGTTGCATGCCTTGCCCCTCCGCTGCGCTTGTTCCTCATTCATCCAAATGCAGGCAGTGCCGACGAGTGAGCGCAGGAGAGTCGCCAGCGCTGACACCTCCGAATCCTCAAGTTGGTGCGGATAGGATTCCATCAGCGCCAGTACGGTTTCAGCCTGCATTGCTTTTTCCGCTGCCTGCCCTAAGGTGATTTCATTACTCATGACTAACCCCTTGTGCTATATCGCAGATGACTCCAATCAGCTCATTCTGTAAGGATCTTTCGGCGTCATTTGCTGTGAGTGCCATTGCGGCCTCGGCGAGAAAACCGATTTTCGTTAACGCATCTAGTGCGCGAAGGTTCTCGGGCGTTCTCGGTTCAGTTGCGCTCTTAGTTGCCATCAGTGCACCACCTGCAGGGTGGTGTCCCCCGGATTCTCTAAAGCGTCCGATACGGCGGCTACCATCATTTCTTCCATGACGGTTTCGCCCAGAGGCGTTAACTTGTGCATGCTGGATAACATTCCGCTGTAGAGGGTGAATATGTGGCTATCACCGTCTTTCTGGCCAAACTCTTCATAGCCTGGTTGTTCCACCAGGGTGACCATGCATTGCTCAACGCTCTGCTGAGATAAATAGACGCGAACCCCTTTATTTTCGGATACAACCACCTCCGCCCACTCCCCGCAATAATGGCGCTGGCAGAAGTCCAAATAGGCGAGCGCAATACGCCCCCGGTATAATTCGATTTTGTTAATCGCTTCTTTCATGGCTAATTGCCTTTTTCCTGCCTTCCGACGTGGGGATTCCCAGCCAGAAAGCTGTAATTAAATTTATTTATTGGTTACTTAATTAAATCCACCGCAACCAGAGATAAAGTCTAACCTTTTACTTTTTATTATTGTTTCGCCTGTCCCTTTCGCAATCCGCCTCATGACCAACAAAACTAAGTGCTTCGGCCATTCGTGGTGCTTCACGAAGGAATAGGCCAACATTTGAAAGTGCTGACCTCATGTCAGACTCACAAAAAGAATCATTCTCCGACGCCCAGAATGCCAGTTCACCGATAGCACTGATGCCGCAGTATAACGCATCGGACGCACTGCAACCGTTGCGAGAAATAGAAGCTAACTGCGAGTCAGTGGCTTCTTGAATATTAATTGAGGTTATAGCGTGATAAATGTCGCTCATGATATTTCCTCAGCATGTGGGGTAACTTTCCAACCTGCACGTTCTGCCAATTCAATAAAGGTTCCCATAGTCGCCGTAATTTCTTCTGGCGCATATGGGCGGTATGCTTTCAACTCGCCATTCTCAACATAAACCGTTAAGCGTCCGCTGAATTCTGGCGCAACATGAATGACAACTTCATTCAGAACGGCCTTTGTTGCTTTGCTCAGGATGCTGGTCATGATGGAACCCCCACCAAAGGAAGACAGCCAGCAAATGAAAGAACATAATCACGCACCAACTGACGGCGAGCTTCTTTCTCGCTGGTGGCTTTTACGCGCTGCATAATAGGGCGTGATTTTGGATCACTACGTAAAATAGATGCAAACAAATAAACCTTTGTGTTATCCTTTTTCTCGATCATTGTTAGTACCTCCGCAGGCATTGACATTGATTAGGCTCTGGTTAGTGATTGGCGTCGTGACCAGAGCTACTTTTAATTTCATGAAGGTTATTTGATGCTGCGGCAATCCCATTAAGTAATATTGCGACCTCGGAAAGGTTACTAATAACGCCACCCAGAGTATTTACCTTATCGCTATCAATATTTTTTCCGAGGGAAACATCCATTAAGGTGATACCAAGAAAACCTATAGCTTCCAAGGTGCTTATTAACTTACACTCGGCATCATCCGCTAAGTCAGAATAATTTATTGATGGTGTTTCCTCATAACGAAAATCAGGCACACACTCAAGCTGGTAAATCTTTTTTATGGTCATCTCACTGGTTCCGTTGCTTGTCGATGAGATGAAGATACACGCACCAATAACTTATGGCAATACAAAAAGTTATTAATAAATGCAAAAAGTTAATAAACAAATGAAATTAAAGGTTATTTTTATTTCAATAAGGTATTAATTGGAGAGGGAGGCGAAAAAAAACCGGCAGTCGCCGGTTTAATTTTATGTCACTTTCTTGATCGTTAGCAGGTTACCGCCCACCAAAAAACGCGACCGATAATCTCAACATCCTGCAGGGAGACCGCCTCGTCTGGGTGCTCATCTTTGTTGAAACTACGTAGGCTTAAAGCATCAGGGCCGGTTCTGTACAAAATCTTCACACGTTTCCAGCCGTTCTGGTTTATGGCATAAATCTTGCCGTCTACAACCTTCTTGTCACCAGTGTTAATTGCCAAAATACTGCCATCTGGCATTGCTGGCTCCATGCCATCCCCACTGATCGGAAAACATAAAACACCGCTACCATCGATCTCTGCACCAGCTCTTTGCAATAGCTTCTTAGTAAAAGTCAGCGTCTGAATATCCTGCCCTTCGACATAAAAATCACCATCAATGCTAATAAAATCAATGTCACTTAAGAGCGGAACCATAATCTCATCACCTGAGTGAACACTATGGTTTTCGTTTGTAATTACGGACACTGAGACCTTGCTTCCAGATGGAGACACATCTTCCCACATGGGTTCTTCACCCCTAGCCAACCACTCAGGGCGTACGTTTAGTTCACGAGCAATTTCGACCAATTTCCGACTGGAATGGGTTCTCCCTGAAACTAGTTTCCAGATTGATGGTTGAGATACGCCAACCCTCTCAGCGAGCATTCCCTGGCTAATACCGCGGAGTTCCATCGCGATAGACAAACGTTCAGATAAGGTAGTTTTCATCCGTACATCCTATACCTTTAGTTATTACAGGGCAAATACAATAAGTTATTGCAATAAGTTATTCAAGTGCTATCATTTGAGAAATTCTCATAACTTATGGTATTGAAATTGATTAATCCGTATATCAAAAAAGCAATTGAGGTAGCAGGAGGGCAGGCTGCGCTTGCGAGGGCTTGCGGAGTATCTCAGCCCGCCGTATTTCGTTGGCTTAATGGTAGCAGGGTCAAGGCTGATTATGTAGTAGCCATCTCTCGTGCGTCGAATGGTGAAGTTAAAGCCCACGAAATCCGCCCGGATCTCCCAGATATCTTCCCAGCACCCGAGCCAGCCAACGAATCAGCACAGGCTTAACCATGACTGATGAAATCATCACCCTGGATAGACGTTATCGCGATCCGCGTGGGGTGATGGTGCATGTAACCGGTTATGACAGGGTTAAGCAGCAAGTTTTTTTCTCCAGACCGAACTATGAGCATGAATGCATGCAACCAGTCTGGAAGTTCCAACAGTATTTCAAGAGGCTCGACGAATGAAAGTATATTTCGACGGTTACGCAAATAGTAACGCTGCTAGCGTTACAAAAAGCGTAGCGGAGTAACGCTATATGGCTAATTCATGGCTGCGATTGTGGCATGACATGCCAAACGACCCGAAGTGGCGAACCATCGCTAGAATTTCGAAGCAGCCTATCGCCTTGGTTCAGGCCGTTTACATCCACCTGCTTGTTAGCGCGTCACAGAATGTCACGCGAGGTCACGCAGATGTCACGACAGAAGATTTAGCAAGTGCATTAGATGTGAGTGACGAGGATATCGAAGCGATTCGGAACGCTATGCAAGGTCGTGTTCTTGAAGGTGAGCATATCTCTGGCTGGAGTGCCAGACAGATAAGACGTGAAGACCAGGGGAGCGAAGAAACCGGAGCAAAATCAGCAAGACAGCGTAAGCGAGAGCAACGAGAACGCGAGAAAGATAAAGGCGGTTCTGATGATTGTCACGCTCAGTCACGCAATGTCACAACAGATAAAGATAAAGAAGAGATAAAGAATAGAGAAGAACTAAAAGATAAAAACACTATGTCCGATTCGGATCGGACTGCTGACGAAAATGATTCTGGCCATCAAGACCCACCTGCACCCGAAAACCCTGAATCGGAGTCTGGCGAGTTGGTCGAGGGTGCCGGTAAGCCCGACCCGGTAGAAACCGCATTCGAGGAAATATTCTGGGTTGCTGGGCTTCGCAAAGATACCAAGGTCAAAGCCAAATCGGCATTCAAGACTAAATACCAAGCTTGGAAAAAAACCACCCACGGTACGCCGGACGCTTTCGCTACGCTGCTTGCGGAGGATATTCGCTGGCGGATTACGTCGAAAATCTTCGGCACTGACAAACTCCTACCGACTTCGTACCTGAATGGGGAACGGTGGAACGACGAGAAGCCAGTTACGCCATCCGGTGCTTCCGTTACCGGTGCCACACCCGTGATCCAGCACGGCAAGGATCAGGTGTTTGTTGACTATGACGCCTTGAAGGCAAGGAGTCGCCAATCATGAAAATCTATCTCAAGAAGGTGCTGATAGCTGGTTATTGCTACGGCGTTTTGCCAATGGCGTTTGTTGAGCGTTGCTTTGCCGCATTCAAGCTAAGGGGGCTGTGATGACACCGGCAACATTGTCAGAGAAGCTCTGGGGGAGCGTCGAGCGCGTTGCCAAGTACCTGCTACCACCACCTAACGGCCATCAGGTGGCGAATGAGTGGTGTGTTGGTAGCGTGAACGGGGATGCAGGGAAAAGCCTCAAGGTGAATCTGGGCGGGAAAAAAGCCTGGTCTGATTTTGCGTCGGGTGACAGCGGTGATCTGCTTGATTTGTGGATGCTCGTTCGTAACTGCTCGTTGCATGAGGCAATGCGCGAGGCTAAAGAGTTTCTTGGGTTGAAAGACGACGATCAGCACTTCCAGACCAAGAAAAAAAGCTTCTCCAAGCCTAAAAAGCAAGGCGTGAAAAAAGGCGATTTGCACGTGGAGTACCTTGCTGGCCGTGGGATCACCAAGGAAACCATAGAGCTATTCAAGGTCAGTAACGCTGTGGTGTGGTACGCCGACGAAAACCGGGAGTTACCTGCCGTCGCTTTCCCCTACCTGCGTGATGGTGAGTTGTTGCAGGTTAAACGGATCAGCACCGAGCGGCCAAACGGCAAGAAGGTGATTATGGCCGAGGCTGATTGCGAGCCGTGTTTGTTTGGTTGGCAGGCGCTGGCGAAAGATACCCGCGTAGTGGTGCTATGTGAGGGGGAAATCGATTGCATGTCATATGCGCAGTACGGCTTCCCGGTATTGTCGGTTCCGTTCGGTGGCGGCAAGGGGGCCAAGCAACAGTGGATTGAATACGAATATCACAACATGGATCGCTTTGATGAAATCTGGCTTAGCTTGGACAACGACGAAGTAGGCATGGAGGCTGCAAAGGAAATTGCCCGTAGGCTTGGCACTCACCGTTGCCGCTTGGTGTCATTGCCGCACAAAGACATTAACGAATGCCTGGTTGCCGGGATGACCCAGGATGAAGTTTTTCGCTGTCTGGAAACAGCCGCTTACTTTGACCCGGAGGAACTTTGCTCTGCCTCTGAGTTCTTGCAGGACACCATAGACACATTCGAGAATCGCGACGAAGGGATGTTTATCAGTCCGTGGTCACGGCTGAACGGTAACTTCAAGTTTCGCGAGTCGGAATTCTCTATCATCAACGGGATTAATAACCACGGTAAAACCGAGATGGCCGGGCATATTGCCGTAGGCGCTATGTCTCAAGGTATTCGTACCTGTATAGCCTCGCTGGAACTTAAACCCGGCAAGTTACTAGCGCGTCTTGTGCGTCAGGTAATTTGCAGTAAGCGCCCGCCGCGAGAGGAAATTGAGCACACTTTCGAGTGGTTTAATGATCGGCTTTGGCTGTTCAATTTGACCGGCACCGCCAAGGCAGACCGGTTGCTTGAAATATTTGCCTATGCTCGCAGACGGTACGGCATAGATCTGTTCGTTATCGACAATCTGGCTAAGTGCGGTTTTTCCGAAGAGGACGCGACTGGTCAGAAAGACTTTATCGATAAACTCTGTGATTTCAAAAATATCAATAACTGCCACGTTATTTTGGTAACGCACAGCCGCAAGGTGGACGAGAACGTACCTACAGGCAAGATGGACGTTAAAGGAACCGGGGCCATCACAGACATGGCCGACAACCTGTTTTCAGTGTGGCGAAATATACCTCGCGAGACAGCCAAACAGAAAGAATCCGCCTCATCGGAAATCACCGACAAAGACAGGGCCGCAATGGCGCTACCAGGAACATTAATCCGCTTGCTGAAACAACGAGAGGGTGAGGGCTGGGTAGGTGATATCGGCGCGTTCCTTGACCCCCGATCCCATCAATTTTTGGAAGAAGAAAACAGCAGTCCAGTTAACTACCTGGTCGGTAGGCCACAAAGTGAAGTCGATATGGACTGGGAAATGAAAAACGTTAAGAGGGCTTGCTGATGGATCGTCTAATTCGTGAAATGTCGTATCTGTTCATTAAATCCCGCTTTGACGAGCTTCAAGAGCGAGCGGAGGAAATTTCTATCGCATGCTGCTGGGACATCGAGTGTTTCGGTTCAGTAGCTGACGCCATTGATGAGTTCGTCGAAGAGACCCCGGAAGATGAGTGGCGCGAGCATGAGAAAATTATCATGCATTATATGGTTATGCGTGGATTGGCGCTGTACGGCGATGGTAAAAAAATTACCAAAGTTCAATGGGCATACCCCGGCTGGATGGGTACCGCTGAGAAAGGAGACACCATCCAATGAAATTAAACCACGAAGATGAACACACCATCGAGCAGTACATCCGCGCCGCTCACGGTGGTTATACCGGGCGCATCGGGATCTGGATGGAACGGCTTGAATTGTTACACATGGCGCACAGCAAGCTGGTTGTCAGAATGGCGCTGGTAGCGGCGAGATATGAGTCTAAGGGGGCCACAAAGTGAAACTGGAATCTTCGCTAAAGCATTTCAGCGCCCAGGGGCTGACCATTACCGACACCCCGAACGGCACCAGCGCTGACCGGGTGACAGGTACCGATGTCATGGCGGCGCTCGGCGTTGTTCAATCAAAGGCCCGTTTCGGCATGGCTGCGTTCCTAGGTAAAACCGGGATAAGCGACGGGGATCGGGAACAGGCCATACAGGCGCTTACGCAGTACGCCAAGAAGAAGGCACCTAAGCACGTCGGTAAGGTAGCAGGACGGAAGACGGCTCGCTGCATGGTGATACTGGCCACTATGGCCTATGAGGAATACTCACATTCTGCCAGCGCCAGTGTGACCTGTCACAACTGCAATGGTAAAGGGCTGGTGGAAGCGTGGAAGGATGTAAAAGTTTATCCTGGTTATATTGGCGCTGACGGTGAAGAGAAAATCCCGCCGACCATCAAGCGGCAACTGGTGCATGAGTATTGCCAGCCGTGCAAAGGGAAGGGGCGGATCCATAAACGCTGCCGTAACTGCAAGGGAACCGGCAAAGCGTTAGACCGTGAAGCTACTAAAACGACCGGCGCACCAGTTATCAAAGATTGTGAGCGGTGCAACGGTAACGGGTTTAGCCGTATGCCTTCCACCGTAGCCTACCGGGCCATAGTGGCGCTCATTCCCAACCTCAACGAAAGGACATGGCGGCGTAACTGGAAACCATTCTATGAGTTGCTGGTGGCGAAGTGTGAAATCGAGGAAGGGGCAGCAGCGGTGGAGTTCAGTAAGGTTACGCGATAGTTTGAATTAAAGCTTGATTTGTCCGTAATTGGCGTGTAGGATTCAGATTGTGGAAGGAAGCATCCAAAGCACACCACGATAAATTAAACATTGAAGCTCTGCCAGTAATGGCAGGGCTTTTTGCGTTTTAGAGTGTTATCGACTTAATTGTTTTTTGAATGGTTCCATCTGCTTTATCACATCGTCTGGGTTCGTGACGATGAAGCTCGCGGGGAAAAATACTCCACCTGATGGGCTTTCGTCGTGCCAGTGTTTGGTTTTTGCTGTTGATTGATGGGCTTCTACATATAGGTCATACGCATTCTTTAATGCTTCCTTGCGGCCCTTTGGTGTGCGGGGTAGCAGCTTGTTCATATCCGTTTTCGTTATAGTGCGGTATGGGTATGTTCCATCAGACATCAAATCTATCTCAACGAGAAGTTTTTCTAGCACTGGGCGAGCGGCCTCCCTGAACTCTTTTTTCTCAGCAGATCTTCTACTAATCCAGCCAGGTAGAATAAGTCCGATAGCGGTGAGTGATACGCCTGCTACCGCAACTGCCAAATTCATGTCCATGAAGGTGATTCCATGTCAGATATAGTTAACGCAACCCTGCCGATTTTTTCGTTGGGATTTGCATGCTTTGGTCTGGGTTACATTATCGGTTACGTTCGAGGCAGAGACTAGCTCGGTCTTTGATCTTTATTCAGATATAACACAACCTGCCTACGCGCGGGTTTTGTGTTTTATAGGGAAATGAAAAATGATGCATTGCCCTTTGTGCGGACACACGGCACACACCCGATCCAGTCGCTATCTGACTGAAAAAACCAAAGAGCGTTATCACCAATGCCGCAACGTTAATTGCAGTTGCACGTTTGCGACGCATGAAACGGTAGAGCGCCTGATCGTTACGCCTCAACTCCAACAGCCTAGCGCCAACAAATAAACAAAAATGTTTAGATTACCTCTTGCTTGTATAAACAAAAATGTTTATAATGATTTCAAGTTAAACAAACAGGAGGAGGAAGTGAAACAACGCGAGTTCCAGCGTTGGCTTGCAGCACAAGGGGCGGAGTTTTCAAACGGTACTAACCACCTGAAAATTTTCCTTAACGGCAAGCAAACGATAATGCCAAGGCATCCGGGGAAGGAAATACCGGAGCCGCTTAGGAAAGCAATCCTTAAGCAACTTGGCCTTAAATAATAAACCGGCCCTTCGGGGCTGGTTACTCGCGAAGGTTCACTTAGTCAAATATGCGATATCCCGTAAAATTTGAGCATGACGAAACCGGGTGGTGTATATCGTTCCCGGACATTCCGGAGGCATTAACGGGCGGAGATACCAGGGAAGAGGCGCTATCATTGGCGCAAGACGCCCTGGTAACTGCGTTTGATTTTTACTTTGAAGATAGACGCCCCGTACCGATGCCAAGCGCTGACGGCGAAGAGTTTATCGATGTGCCTGCCAGCGTGGCGGCTAAAGTGTTGCTGCTTAACGCCATGATCGCCACTGGCACAACACCGGCAGAACTAGCCCGCCGCCTGGGTACACGACCGCAGGAGGTTAACCGCATCGTTACCCTAAACCATGCAACTAAAATCGATACGATTGAGGCCGCGCTTAAGGCGCTGGGTAAGCGGCTAGAAATAACCGCTCTGTAA